TTAACAGAGAATAACTTGCAATATTAAAAGGTACACCTAAAAACAAATCGCAACTTCTTTGATACAATGCACAAGAAAGTCCACCATCTTCACTTAGATGAAATTGACACATTAAGTGACAAGGTGGTAATGCCATCTTATCAAGATCATCAACATTCCATGCAGATAAAATATGTCGGCGACTACGTGGATCTTTGACTAAGTTAATCAACAATTCCCTTATTTGGTCAGTACCATTCCAATCTCTCCACTGTACTCCATATATAGGTCCAAGAATACCATCATCATACCCTAACTCAACACCCTGTTTGTTTGCATTCGCCGTCCAGATAGTTTTCTTGTCTTTTAACTCATCTCTATCTTTGTTATAATGAATTTCTGCTAGGCGTCTTTCATCATCAGAACCTTCAAGAAACCATAAAAGTTCTGAAACAACACTTTTAAATGCAAGTTTCTTTGTTGTTAAAACTGGTATTTGTTCTCTCAAATTTATATTTAATGTTGCATGAAAAATTGACTTTGTACCAACTCCAGTACGGTCTTTTCGATCTTCGCCGGTATCTAGTACATGATATAATAAATCTTGATACTCAACTTCCCATATGTTACCATATCTATGTAACATTTCCATTTCTAAACTCATCCATACACCTTAAACTGCAAATCATCAAAATCACTTTGGGCCAACCACATGCGTTTACTTTTCATACTATCCAAATTATCTTTAGGTATAAAAGTATCACAATCATATGAATCTGGAAATTCTGTTATATAAAATCTTTCGATTAAATCCCAATATTCGGTAAGTACTTTTGCACCACCTATGATGAATAATTCCTTATTATTATTTTTTTCCAACCAAGATCTAGCATCTTGAATAGATACTGTGTCCAAATTTTCATAATATGGTAAACTGTTTACTTTACTAGTAATTACTACATTATGTCTTTTAGGCAATGGTTTGGGCATATTGGGGTCATCCCAAGTATTTTTGCCCATAACCACTATCTTATTTGTTGTGTGAGAACGAAACCATCTAAAATCTCTATCGTTTTTTGGCCATGGCAAAGTACCATCTTTACCAATACCACCATTTGCATCCATTGCAAAAATGGCATTAATCATTGCATAACCATTGGTTTACGTTTTGGGTCTCCCCAATGATCTTTTGCATTTACTCTAATAAATTTTTTATTGGTTTCGTTTTTATTTGGATTTTCAATAGTCAAGACTACATTCTTTCCCAACATCCAAGACTTTTGTTGATTTAGAATTCGACGTGTCGCATAATCTGGATCATTTTTACTACGACTCTTTGTAGTACCATGAATACCTTTACTGGTTTCTCCAGACCGTAACTTTTTCTTACCCATGTTGCAATTCCTTAAATGGTTTCAAGGTCTTTGCAAATGCGCGGGCGTTATCTTCATTCAAGAAGAATTTAGTCGTGACTTCAGGACCACCTTCGCGTGACCAAGGTGAAGAAAAATCGATATGTTTTACCTCATATCCATAAATTTCTCTGCGATCTCCCACATTTTTAACTTTTACAATATGTGGACTTCTTTTCTTTTCCATTTTATATTCACTCTCCATACTACAGTTGATTTATTCAATATAACAGATGTTTATTTATTTGTCAATGGTTTTTCGCAGTTAGTTAAACAATATTTATTTAACTGGTTAGTTGTTGTTTCACACAAATAGGTAAATGCACCGGCGCAGATTACTACAAAAATCAAAAAGTATGTAAACTTTGACCTTATTTCCATAGTGAGTAAAGACATGACCTTTCCTTAGGCGTTGCTGGTTTCTTTTGACAATAAATCAGGAAAGGTTTCGCGAACTAATTTTTCTGTGACTCCAGAAATTTTAAATTTTTTGCAGATAATCTTAACTAAAATTTCTGCATCATTTGCGTTTAAACTTTCTAGTTGTCTGACAAGTATACGTTCTTTTTGTTTCTCTGATTGATTTTTCATATTTTCAGTATAAAATAGATGTATTTTTCGCATTGCCAATGTCATGTTACTTATAGACAAACCAGCAGGATCATCAGCTGGGGTCCACATAGGTAGTGTCTTCTGGGTATAACCAAAGTCAATATTTTTTTCAAACATATGAATTAATATAGTTTGTAAAGTTTTATTATTATTATTTATTAAAATATCTTTTTTAGCGTTCACAGATCTGGTACTTTCTAATTCTTGCACCAATTCATGAAAAAGTTTCATATTCTTGTTCCTTAAAATTTGATATCTCATCCATCATGAGTACCATTTTGTTTTCTATAAAATAGTTAAATACTTTTTGCATATCACCTTCGGGAGTTTTACTAAACTGAGATAAAACTTCTTCTTGTATTGCAGCGGGCACGAATGTTAAATCCACTAACTGTTCGTTTCTACGATATCGTGCCAACATATTTGCATCACAAAAATCTTCAGGGTTTCTACCAGTATCCAACCAATCTTCTAGTTTTTTCTTAGATAAAGGTTTTTGTCTTTTTTCGTTTACAAAAACATCATCATCAGAAAGAACATTAGGAACACCATCACCACGATCTCCGCGAATAATATGTTCACGAATATATTTATAAGGGTCTTCTGTCACTAAAAATTTCTTTAGAATAGGACTATATTGAGTCACATTAGGATATCGTTGCAACTGTTTAAAGTCTTTATCACTTGAAATTATAAGTATTTTCTCCTTAGTAGAAAACTGTTTAGTAAGAGTACCAATGATATCATCAGCCTCAGTCCTATCTACCTCGATAATTTTATAAGGAAATACCTTACGCAAATCTTGTTTTGTCTGCGTAATAGTATTAAAGATAAGATTCCAATCATAACCAGAATCTTCTCTTGTTTTTTTACGCATACCTTTGTAGTAAGGAAATACATCCTTTCTCCAAAAGTTTTTATTGTCGCAACATATTACAATGTTACCATAATCATTCGCAAATCTTTTCTTGATACTAAGAATACTGTTTAGTATCATATGTTTTATTAGGTTTTGATCAAGCTCTTCTTCATCAGATAACTTGTTTATTTGTACCATTAGATTTGAAATGACCACTTGATTTAGGTCGATCAATATCATAATATCACCATTATTTTGTTTACATTATTATTTATACACCAATTATAACATTAAATGTTGCAACTGTCAAGACTAAAATGGTACTTCTGGAGAATCTTCTTCAGATTTTCCAACAATTTTTACGATTTCTACGCGATTGAATGTAGTTTCGTCTTGTTTGTCGTATTCATTAAACGAGTGTTTTTTCACCGTACCGTTAAATGTAAAACATACTCCAACATCCAACTCTGGTTTTTCGTCGGAAAAGAATACACCAAATTTATTGGTTCTGGTAATAAATTTATATACATGGCGTAAACCATAGTCTGTGCGTACTTTTCGCACACCAAGAATTTTACCATACCAAACATCACGTTCCATTAGTTTACCAATATATTTGTTTTCCATTATACAACCTCGAACCATTCTGGGATATCTCGACCTGTCCAAATCATTTGGAAACGGTCTTGTTTTGTCTGATAAAATGCCTGATATGATTTAACAGGACATTCAAACATACATTCTGGGTTAGACTTCATTGCAAGTTTAAATGGTGTATACAAGTTTGACCAGTTAGTATGCGATGGAGGACGTTTTAGTATATCGCGCAATAAAGTGTCAGTAGAATGCACTTTATTGTACCTATAAGTGTACTCGTTACACAACCCAACAAAATGTTTGTAGTGCCACTCATAGTTTGCATTACTCTCCATTGTCCACAATGTAGAAGGGTGGCCTGGATGTACTGCCTTGTATAGTACATTTTCCATATTACTATTTGGATGTACCCAATACTTAACCATACGTTTGCCAGATTTAGATGGACGTTTGGTTTCTCTACCGTCAAGCATACGATGAGCAGTTGACAACATTTGTGCAGATTCAACAATCATTTTCACAACATGTTTATCACATTGCAGTTGTGCAGCAATTACAGGATCGTTATCTAGTCTGAAAATATTCATGTACGTACTCACTGTTATTGACTATACGTACATATTACCACTATGATTCCGTATTGTCAAGTAAAAATTTACAAATATAAAAAGAATCTACTATATCAGAAACAGGATTGCCTACTTTTTCACTTTTGATTTCAAATTCATCTTGCAGATTTCTACCACCATCAGAAATAAAACTCTCATACATCATTTCTTTTTTCGCATTTCCCTTACCACTGGCGAATTTTTTGATGACTGTAGGAGCTACCACTTGATATGATAATTCTGCCTGCCATAATTTCCATTTTAGAAGTCCAGCATTTTCTGCGATATGAAATACTTTTCCTGTAGAACCATAACTATAATCTTCTAATGCAATAGTGTCAATTTCGTCCGTAATAAGAATGTCCATTGCCCAATCAGAAATGAAATCATATCGTTCTTCTGCGCTCTCAAAATCCGATAGATTTTGTTGTCCATCTATATTTTTATAATTATAGTTTGAAAGTTTTTTCTTGTTAGATAAAAAGTATATCTTGCATTTTTCAAAACTAAAGTCTTGTTCTTCACCAACATATGTACACACCGCTGGTGATGTTAAACTATAGTCTATTCCTCCGATTCGCCGTACCATTCTTCATCCTCATCCATATAAGAGTCACTGTCTAATATATAGTCATCCAGAGACTCCCCACAGGCGGGGCAGAATTTTACGGTTTCATCTTCGTCTACGTATTTAACAATAAATTCAACACCACAATAGTTACAATCTTGCAGCTGTTTATTCTTAGGCATAGTTGTGTTCTCCCAAATACCAGAAATTATTTAGGAGAACACTAATTTTAAAATGGTGTCTGAAAACCTACTTAAAAGGTAATTTCACACGCTCCACCCTGACAAGCTACCGCACCCATCGTGTCAATATCTGTAAAGGTTTTATCTGTTAATTGATTTACAAAATCAATAGGTTGAATATTTTGTTGAATTTTTGTCCACTTATGTAATAGGAAAACATCTTTCAAACAATATTCTGCGTCTTTCATATCACCACCAAAATAATTATCTGCAAATTTATTAAATCTACGAATCCATTCTGCACGTAAGTCTGATAACTCACCTTGGAATTCTGGTGGCATTTGTGCGATAGATGTTGCTTCCCACAGGTCGGTAAATCCCTTTCTGGTGTCAACAATCAACCCTGCAGCAAACATAGAAGCACGTCCATGTTTTGCGACAATCTGTTCTTCGGTTAACACTTCAGTCATTGGAGCTTGATTGAAATCTTTATCACCAGATCCAGACAAGAATGATACCCCTGCAAAGTAGTTTTTATTTGCAAAGAGATAACCTTCAACTTGACCCCACATATGTTCTGGTACTGTTACAGTATTTGATACATTATGTCTCAATGTTGAGTCTGCACACAAATGTTCATTTGTGCCGGCCTCTACCCAATTTTGTTGTACTAGTTGTACTTTTTCAAGTAAATCCACACCAAATAAATCTTCTTTATATAAAGAACCTTTTGGTGAAATTACAGGAAATGCAATACAATAATCGGTACGATTGGTTGACCATACAGACTCTTCTACCATGTATGGGTTAGTTTCGGCAATCAAGTTTGCAACTTCTGCCTCTTTATTCATCTGTACGTGTCTAAGGTATCTTGGAGAATGTTCGGCATGAATACCAGAAGCAGTTTCTAAGAGTACGGAAGCATTACCAGATGGTTTTACACAAGTTGTACGAGCTGCAGCATTAATATTAAGTAACTCTGCAACTTCCTTATTTACTTGTTTTACAATATTCGCACCTTCGATTTGAATTTCTGAATCTAATAGGATATCTGGATTGTTCATCCAACCAGTTACAGAAACACCCAATAAGGCTTCTCTCTGAAAAATTTTCGTTGAAGATTCAGACAAATATTTAAAGTTTGTATATCCTGCCTGTAATGTACCCATAATAGCACCGGCACGACATGCCTTAAAGAACTCTTCTTTAGTTGTGCATTTTGCACCATTAATTTCTGTTAGATTACATCCCTGCCAACCAGACTCGCCGTCAATCTGTGGATACATACCAATCTCAACACATGGGTTTGTAGTATGTTCTTTAGATTCCACAAAGTAAAATCCTGGCTCTCCAAACTCCTTAATAGATTTCATTGCGTTAGAAAATTCTTCTTTTGTAATTTCATCTCGTACAATTACAGCAGAGTTATTTGATCTACCACGTTGCGGATTGTCTATAAACCAATTACCTGTTTTTGCAGTCAACATTTCCTCATCGTCTGGTGAGAATAAACATATCGTAGCACTACGTCTAACACCCCCAGCAAGGACAGCATCAGCAGCGTGCATACAAATGTCATACACATGAATAGGACTTAGCCTAGTAACGCCAGAGAGTACTAGTCCTTGCAACATATGTTCAATTTTGTCCAAGGATTTGCGTAGTGGTTCTGGTCCAGGCGCCTTAAACCCTCCACTAATTTCTGCACCTTTTGGTCTTACTTGAGACAGATCGAAATATACTTTACGACCTTCAAAATCTGGATGCGTACCACCACCCACGAAATATGATGACATGAGAACACCAAGTGAATCTGCCCATCCTTCGATTGAATCTTCTACGTTCCAACCTTTTGCCTGTTTTTTTCTTTCTGCAATATTCGGTAATCTATCTACATGATGTTTTTGTACTGAAAATCCAGCACCAGCACCACACAAAAGAACATAAAAAAGTTCATTAAAGAATGCAGGTCTATCTGCATACGAAGATGTACAATTATACATTCTCATCTGATGTTTCAGTAACTGATCTCCCCCAAACTGCAATGCACGTTGGGCACCCAATGCATATTTTAACTTATAAAGATTTTCTGCCTCATCAACTAGTAACGCCAACTCTGGTGTCATTATATCTTTATAGTATCCTCTGTGCATATCCATTACTCTTGCGACAGATTCTTCCCAAGTTTCATATCTATCTTTTTCGTCATTCCATCTGGAATATGATTCATAAAATTTCGCCTGTGCCATCACAGAGCGAACATCAGTTTCCTTGCTAGTATTAACTACTTTCAACATCCGTTTACCCTTTTGTTATATTGTTTTATTAATTGTACGTGAACAAGAATCAACACCGTTTCCAATTGTTGATTCTTAGTTTTGCTTGTAGACCATAAGTGGTATTTTTACTTATAATCTGTTTCAGTTCAGAAGTGTCGATTCCAGACAGTATAATGTCATTCAAATCTTTTTCTTTTATTTTTTCTGGCCATACCATGACCTTAAATCCAGCATCAATTAATTTTACATACTTATCCACAATTTGTTTGTTTCTTGGTTCATTGTCAAGAATGAACACAACATCTTTCCACTCTGAAAAGTATTGCAAATCAACATCTGCCCCTGCCATTGCAATAGAGTTTTCTAAGAACAGTGAGTCCAAAGGGCCTTCTACCACATATACAGTTTTTGTTGGGTCTAATCTTTCTAGACCGTAAATCTTTGTTTTTTCTTCATCTATTTTAATGGTGATATATCTCATACCACTTTGTTTAAGGGCTCTACCCTGTAATGCGAAAACATTACATTCTGTGTCAAAGAATGGTATTACAAGTCTTTCTTCTTCAATTAGATTATCATATCCATTAGTTAACTCTGATACCATAGATTTAAATTCTTTAGTATAATACAGTAAGTCGAGTTTGGGTATCTTTCTTTCTATACAATAAATTTTTGCTGGATGGTTATCTGGTAAGTCTACAACTTTAGTACCTAGACTAAAATCACAAACTTTTGATTTGGTGAAAGTTGGTGCATCAAATTTAAACTCTGGAGTAGCAATATTCTTTCTACTGCCGGTTTGTCCAGATTTCCACTTTTCTAGAACATATTCTTTATGCAACTCAGGATCAATCTGTTTCATGAAAGCAGACAAAGACATACTTGCACCACAGTTATGACACATGTAGTTAAAATTACTTTTACGAATGTATATGAATCCCCTCGCTTTGTATGACTTTTTCTTTGAGTCTCCACACAAAGGACATTTACAGTTAAATAGATTTGATCTTTTTTCAGTAAATCTTTCTAACTTTGCGCCGAGTCGGGATATATAGATTTTATCTATGTGTTGCATTTATACCTCATGATTTAAGTACTACTATAACCTAAAAGGTATACAATGTCAATAGATTATTAAATTAGTTTGGTGGTAAATCTCTTAAAGATTCGCGCAATTCTTCTCTAGTGACAAAATTGCCCATTTCCTTGCTCATATCACCAATCTCTCTTTCTAGATCATTGATACGAATGGATTGTCTATTTAATGTATCTCTTAGTGATACACTTTCTGATAGTACTTGAGCCAATCCTACCTTTACGTCAACTAAACCAGTGCCAACCCAAGATAAAAATCCAACTATAAGAACCATCGCAACGGTTTGAATACGTGTTTCCAATGCGTGAGCCTTTTCTTTATTATCTGTTACAATATCTGTTTTGTCCATATCTACTTATCTTTATTTTCGTAGTAATTTTTATATTCTAATATTATAACTTTTTGCTCACTCATGTAACGTTTCATTTCTGTCACATTGAGAGTCAGTGCCTCATAAGAATCGGTATCAAATGCAAATAGTGCCAAACTCTTACCATCAACTTTCAATTCTTGTATTACATCATCAAAATTTTCTTCAGTTACTACAATTACTTCAAAGTCTTTCCATTCAAACGATTTAGGCATCTGTAAGTTGAGTGGAATTTTTTCCACGTAAACCTCTTCAGTCACAACCTTTTCTTGAATACTACTACATGCAGTCAATCCAAGAAATACTAATACTATTAGAAGATATTTAGTCATTTTCAATTCTCATAATTTCAATTACATCATTTTTCAAAGTTTTCTCTATATCTTTATTTATAATTTTTTCAATCAACCCTGGCTTGTTCTCTGCAAGGTATCCCAAATCATGTTCGCTTAACTTATCACGCAATACGTCAACCGAATTTGATAGTTTTTCTCTTTCTTCACTTAATCTCACATTGACAGATAAAACTTCTTCAACGTTTTGATTGAGTCTTTCTATTTCTGCATTTTTACTATCTACAGCACTATTTAATTTTACCTGATTTTCCTCTAA